TTGCTTGCAGATATAAGAATAGGCTGACATATTCTTACCTCTATCAGGTCTTGTCTTGTAAAAATGATCAACCAAGGTGAGAGTGCGAAGACACTTACGGCACTGCCTATCTACAAATAGAAATTCTTCTAGCTCAAAATCTTCTTCGAGATTCATGGATTTCCTTTATAATCACTAAACTTCAGTTTCATCACTTCTTCTTTTTCAAAATCAATATCACCAGGTTCTTGGACTGGTGCCCATTCCTCGTCATCTAGGGGTGACTCCCAAGGCTCTCTTTCTTTCATCGATAGTCCCACATATATGACATATCACCATAGTCAGCGATTGATTCTCTTTCTGCATTATGCCATGTCTGTCCCTGTGGATCTGTAAATGTCTCTTCACCGAGACCATCATCCATGAATCCAAAGGGTGCCATGTCTGCTTCGATTGCTTCTTTCTGCTCCAGATACATTCTAGTCCTGACATCATTGTCATGTAACTCTCTGAAGTAATCTGTTGTTGCCAACCATGAGAAGATTACCAGACACATAGAGAGGTCATCATTACATCCCTCTTCTGCTTCCCATGCCTGACCCTTCTGAATGAATGTGGTCAACTCTGCAATGATATCATAGTCATTAAAGATAAGTTTGTCATCTTCAATCAACTGTTTCATGTTTGCACACCCAGTCTTCTTGACTGTAGTGGACATCTTGACGCCTAGTTGCACCTTAGATCCAGAAAATCCCTGACCCACAACCTGACCAGCACGTCCGCGCATGGAGCACATCAGCAGGTTGTCATACTCCAGATCAAACTGCATGATGTCTGCTACCTGTCCACCAATATCATTGACTTCAATCAGAGTGAATGCATGATTATAACTTGAGCATACCTGATGAATGATGTTTGGGAATAGTAGTGGTTTAATTTTATTGTTTCTATACTTCGCTACTAACTTATACGGGATCTCTGTGGTATCAATAATACAAAATGCTGAGTAGTCTTTAGTAATACCACGAGCAACGTCAACTGTACATACATAAGTATGATCGGGTTTCGGCTCTTCATACACATCTAGTCCTTGATTGGACTTCAAAGGATCATCGTATACCAAAGTTTTTAGTTTAGATGATGTAATGAGAGTGTTAACCGATCCTAGGAATTCGCATTCAAATTCCTGATTAAACTGCTCTTCAGATGTATTACGAATCGTCTGCTCTTTCCAGTCCGCGTCTCTACCTGGCACCTCTGACCAGTGGACTTCTGTAGTAACGTATTCATTCTTGCCCTTCTCTGCATCATGCCAGAGTTTGTAAAACATATTCATCCCCTTGGGCGTGGAGATGATAATCACCTTGGTTGATTTACCAGAAGAAATAGTAGGATAAACAGAGCTAAAGAACTCGTCAGCAATATGCGTTGGGATGAATGCAAATTCATCCAAGAATATGATATTAAAAGACATACCCCGCACAGCAGAAGCCGAAGTAGAAGCAGCCATGATTTTGCTTCCATTCTCCAATTCCAAACTGCCTCGGTTCCAGTTGACGACTCCTTGCTGGAGCCAGTTGGGGAGGTTTTCATATGATAGTTGCAGACGTTGTAGCATCTCTCGTGCCGTCGCTGCCTTGTTAGCAAGGATGGCAATGTTTACATTATCGTTGAATAGACAATACCAAAGCAAGTATGCTGTAACAACTGTTGACTTTCCAGACTGACGAGGAAGTTTTGCAATGTTGAATCTATTTGCATGAAACTTATTCACCATGTCCGATTGGAAGTCATACAACTCAAACGGAATCAGACCACGGTCCAGCGAGATAATCTGGATGTAGTTTTTAATAAAGTAGACAGGATCCTGTGAGCACTTGACAAACTCCTCCACCTGCTGATCGGTGAAATTCTGTGAAACGTTAGCTCTCTTTAGGTTAGGATTACCTAGATAGATATCATTTTGGCTCATACGGGAATGGTCTCCTGTTTTTTTCTTGCACCGCTGCGTGTGCTTCTACAACATCTTCCTGACCAGGACAGTATTGAAAGACTGCACTATACCTAGCAGCGACAGGACAATGTTTTGTTGGTGCTTTGCCTCCATGTGGGACAAGTCCTGGAAATACTACAACCCTTCCTGGTTTTGGAATGACTGTATCTGTGATTCGGTCACCATTCATGAAGACGGTCTCACCGCCCCACTCAGGTTTCCACTCCTTGTTACAGTAAACAAGGAAACTAATTGCGTCTAAAGATTCTCCGTCACAGTGGATAGAAGGACTATCACCAAAACGGAAAGCATTATAAACGACTCTATGAAATGCAGGAATGGGAATCCCAGCGCGTTGAAATGCATGGTTTTTACAGAAATAATCAAACTCCCCATAGTTGGGGTGGTCGATTGCTCTTCCCAAAGAGAAGGTTGAAAGGTTGTCGTCGGGACTGTCATCAAAGATAAGTTGCCACCCGTCAAAGTAAGTGAAATATGTATCCATCATCTCTACCTCTTCTGATGTGAAGAGGTCATCAATCACCATCACCTGATCATACTTAATTATATCCATCACACCAGCGTTCCGTGCGCCCTCCTGATCTCTCTCAATTCTTCAAAGTCTTTTTGTTTGGTGCCTCCATCATATGCCCAAGCATATCCCTCTTCAATCATTGCTTCATTAAGGGACAACTCTGCATCCCCAATGTATAACCAGCCAAGAAGACGCCCATATTTGCCAACCCCGCCAACAAGTTCAGTCCTAATAACAAGGTCATCGTCACCAGAAATGGCACCTTCCAGTTTTTCTTTGAGCCAGTTGGTTGCGTCAATGCCTAACTCCTTTTCTTCGAGATCCCTTGTCCTTTTTTCTGGCGTATCAACGCCTGCAACTCTAACTCTTTCTTTCTTGTATAAGTCAAACCCAAGATCAATGGTGACATCAATAGTATCGCCGTCAAGAACACGATTGATCTCCGTCACTCGGAATGTGTAGCAGCTCTTCCTGCTCGGGGGTGTCATGGCTCCCATGTGATTCTCGCTCATCTATACCTAGTATATAGACAACAACATATAATACCCCAGCAAGGAGCATTATCAGCATGATAATTATGCTCCAAGTGGGGTCATTGTAATCTTCTAATGGACGTAAAAATAAATTCACGGATTTTGGGGATCTATTCCTAATTCTTTTAGGTAGTCAGTCCACCATTGTGGATTTCTACATTGCTTCCACTCGGGCACATCAAGTCCCCTTTCACCATACCACTCCTTGAGTGCCTTATCTATAGTCTGTGCGATCTCCATATTCCTCTTCCTCTTGGTCAACATCCTCATATGGATTTGCCACGAAGGGTCCTCGCTTTCGTAAAGGTTCTCTAATGACATAATTAGATTCCTCATTAACGGCACTCAACCAAACAGCAAGTTTCATCATAATAAAAATTATACCAAGAGGTGCTAGACATAGGAGAAGTTTTGCACTCATTTTTCATCAACATCCATGTGGTGAAATTTGTAGTCTAATACTCCCTTATATAGCTCGTCTCTCAATATTCTCAGATGCTCCTGCTCTTCTGCTGGTCGAGCAGGTGCCCCTGGCCACATCCTAATCGTTTCGCATACACAGTGGTACAGGAGATATATGTCCTGTATAGTCCACTCGTAGCCGAAACTACTCTCTTCATTTTCCATGCTTTTTAGTGAAGGGTTGCCAATGCTCCCACCCATACTTGTGGACAAGATGCATACCTATGATAGGCACGAAGACCAATGACCATCCTAGAATTGCCATAGTCCACCAAGTATTTAGGACCCAAGCAGAGAAGTGTCCTGCAGCATGGAAGAAATTCATGAGAAGTATTTCTGCAGCATATCAATGCGCTCTTGCTCGTGGGCAATGATATCCAGTTGCTCTTGAATAGCACCGAGGACATCGGGATGCTCACCGATACCTACAGGATTTTTTAGATAGATCTCAATGTTGAGTCTTGCTTTTTGAATGTTGCCCTCAGCGTCTGTCCTGAGAGCAGTAAGAATTTCGTTTCTCATTGTGGATAATCCCAGTTGGTAATGAAATCTACTTTGTATTGTGGACCCCATCCTCCTTTATATAGATAAGGGGTTGTACGAATAGGACAAGAATCACCAGTGCAAAGAAGATCATCAACGATGCGCCATGACTCCATGACCTCATCAGCATGGATAAAGTGACTTTGATCTCCTTCGATAGCGTCGTAGAGCAGTTTTTCATAACCATCAATCGCCCTCTCTTGAGGGTAATCATAGGTAAGTGTAGCGTGCTCAACTAAGTTTGTCAAACCTGGCGTTTTCATATCCATGCGAATATCCAGATGAGGATTAGGCTGAAGCCTAATGACAATGCGATCTCCATGCTCCCCCTCGTACAGTTGAATAGTGGGTGTCTTGAGTTTAACAACTACCTCAACACATGCATAGGGTAGTTGCTTACCTGTCATGACACGAAAAGGTACTCCCGACCAACGCCAGTTATCGATGAATAGAGTGCCAGCAAAATAGGTAGGAGTGTGACTCCTAGGATCAACACCGTCTTCAGATTTATAGGATTCATATTGACCTAAGATAACATCTGTGGAAAGTCTAGTTGCGGACAATAGTTTTGTCTTCTCACGTCTGAGTTCCCTAGCATTCATTTTGACAGGTGGCTCCATGGCAATGAGTGCCAACACTTGCAGGATATGGTTTTGCAGCATGTCCCTTACTGCACCTGCGGTTTCATAGTATTGTGATCTACCCTCACATCCGATTGTCTCGGATGCAAAGATCTGAATCTCTTCTACATAGTCCCTATTCCATAGCGGCTCCAGTAGAATATTACCAAAGCGAGTGGTGATAATGTTATTAACAGTATCTTTACCGAGATAATGGTCAATGCGATAAATTTGTTTTTCGCGTAGATGTCGCTCCACCACTGACTGTAGATGATGAGCAGATTTATAATCGTGCCCAAAGGGTTTCTCCACAACCACACGGGATCTTTCTGGGTCTTCAAGGCAACCTGCCTCCTTTAGATTTTGAATTGCTGCAGCATATCTCTCAGGTGGGACTGAGAGGAAATATGTCATGTCATCAATGTATGCTGGGAGATTCCTAAGAGACTCTACATTCTCCAGATCAGCACATTGGTAGTCTAAATTCTGTAAAAAATCATCTGGATAGTCACCAAGAGATTCCTTCCACATCTGTGTAGTAGGCTCTCTCCTAGCACTTCCAGTGATAAGAAAATTCTCTGGCAGCAATTCCTTCTGCCAGAGTTTGTATAGTGCGGGGATTAGTTTCTTCTTGCATAGGTCTCCCGTTGCTCCGAAGATAACAATGCCCCTAGTGAGCGGTGCCGTTTCCGTCATATTTGTCAGTTTCGTAATAGTCATTTTCACCTTTAAGTCTTCCAAATGTGATGGTGGCACATACAAAGGGTATTGAGATCCAAAGTAAGAAGTCACCTAGGTGCATGATCCTCCATGCCAGTGTGCTGACCATCATTAGGGAGTCTACCATACTCCAGATATTCAATCGCTTGCTTCGATCCTTCCAGACGATTCAGCATCACATCCAATTCCAACCACCGTTGGTAGGCAACATCAAGTTTGCCTTGCTCTTCTGAGAGTTGTTTGATTCTTTTTTCAAACCTCTCTAGAAGTTGAGTATTTGACTCAGTTTGTTTCATCGTACGTTGTGTCCTCCAAACATGTAACGCATCCCGTTAAGGATTTTATTTGCATACTTCCCTAGACCACGGGAAGTGAATCTTTCATATAACGCTGCAGATAATACAGGGGCGGGTACGCCAAGGTCCACAGCGGTATGCACAGTCCAACGACCTTCCCCACTATCGGAGACACCGCCGTCAAACTTATCAAGCTCACCATTGCCGTATAATACATCCGCACTAAGATCAAGTAACCAAGACCCAACCACGCTACCGCGACGCCATAGCTCAGCAACCTCAGGTACATCAATGTCGTAGCAATAATCCTCGGGGCATTCCATGGGAGCCACCTCGGCATCACCCTCAGCAACATAAGCTCTTCCTGCATTAGCCTCTTTAAGGATATTAAAACCCTCTGCATATGCTTGCATAATGCCATATTCAACACCATTGTGGACCATCTTAGTGAAGTGTCCTGCACCAGGACCACCACATCTCAACCATCCTAACTCAGACTGCCTAACGAAGTCGCCATCGCGGGTGCGTGGGGCAGCAGCAATTCCTGGTGCGAGTGCATTAAAGAGTGGAGAGCAGACGGATACTGCAGTATCTGTACCACCAACCATAAGACAGTATCCACGCTCCAAACCGTAAACACCACCGCTAGTGCCACAGTCAATGTATTGGATACCCAGTTTAGCAAGTTTCTCTGCCCTCCTCCTGCTATCCTTAAAATTACTATTGCCATGATCAACAATAATATCTCCCTCGTTACAAAACTGTAGTAACTCATTGAGTGTGTCCTCGACTAATTCTGCTGGAATAACCATCATAAAAACTGCTGGTTTATAGACAGTTTCTCCAGACTTCTCTCCATAAATGGAAGTCCCTCTATGCACTACTTCAGACAGTTGCTGCAGTCCATAAGCGATGCCACTGACATACCCTTTTTCGTATGCCTCTTCTGCTTTCTTTAGGTTGCGACGATATCCCCAGACTTCATGACCTGCTGCCATCATACGGCGAGACATACCCTCGCCCATACGTCCGAGACCGATAAGTCCTACTTTCATTTAATCATCTCCATAGCTTCTTTCAATTCTGTTGAGTGGTGCAATTCATCATTTAAGATCTCAAGGATCTTTTCATCCTTCCCATTCTTTGCAATATACTTACCGTATGTAGTTGCCGCATGGATTTCTATTTCATATGACAGATGGTATGCAGCGCGAGGAGCCAACCAGTAATAAGCCACGTTGATCCAATAATATAGGAGTACGAGGTGTCGGGCAACAAAGCGATCGATCCAATAACGATTACCGTGCTTACTCTCCATATACTCCAGATGTTCGGTCTCATTGACGCTCTGCTCGAAGTGCTGCTTCATCAAATATAGATGGTCAGGACCACGAAGTCCCATGCTTTCACGAAGATGTAACACACTTAGGAAAGCAAAATAGGGTGCGCGAGCAATTTCCTCAAGCACCCAGAAACGTTGGTAATCCCTACCTTCATAAAGGAAGTCAAGGATACCGATACTTATCGCGATTGCGAATTTATTAAGTGTTTGCATTAGCAGATTCCCAATCTTTTTGGAAAAGATCAAGTCCCTCTCTAGTCAACACATGATCATACATTTTCCAGAATACCTTAGGTGGCATAGTCACAACACTCGCACCATATGTGTAGCAGCGAGAAACGTGATGGACATCTCGCAGTGATGCTGCGAGGATTTCAGTGGTCATCATCTGCACACTAAATGCATTAGCGATTGCACGGACCAACTCAACTCCACTAAATGAGTTGTCATTGCAGCGACCAACAAAGGGAGAGACATATGCTGCCCCTGCCTTTGCTGCCAACAATGCTTGTGCCACTGAGAAGATGAGAGTTACATTGACCTTGACGCCTTGATCCGAAAGGATCTTACATGCTTTCAATCCCTCAACAGTGCAAGGGACTTTGATTGTAACTGCATCACCTAGTGGAAAATAAGTTTTTGCTTGCTCAATCATTTCGTCAGCTGTCTCTGCAACCACCTCCGTGGAGACGCTGATAAAGTCTGGACATTCTTTAAGTAGTCTTGATGCTACATTATAAAGTGTATCCCCCGATCTCAAAATCAGTGTCGGGTTTGTTGTTACTCCATCAATCAAACCTGTGCTGTATGCCTTTTTAATTTCAGAGACATCAGCAGTATCTAAAAAGATTTTCATTATTCAACGGTTACAGTGCCTATCATACCAGCCCCTTTATGGGGACCGCACCAATAAGTATACACCCCTGCTTCAGGAAATGCAACATCAAACTCCTCACCAGGCATCATTGCAAGGGCTTCATGACCCAATTCAGGATGATCCTCTACAATAACGTTGTGAGGTGGCAACATGTTGTTGACGAAATGGACTGATTCTCCAGCGGAGATTGTAACCTCGGCAGGCTCAAATACAAGATTACCGTCGTATCCCATTTGGACATCGACGGCAAACGCTGGAGCAGCGAGAAAAATTGAAGCGAAAAAAGCAATTAGAAACTTCATACCTTGTTACTAACTGCCTTATATAGCTACGTTTTTAGGTAGTAATACTATGAATTGTCAAGCTTTCCTAACTCTTTCATAGTGTCTGTTTTACCTCTAATCAGACCATCAATATATCCAGCACGATACTCCCAAGTCTGTCCACCATCCTCTCCTTTCTTAGGATTGATGCACTGATGATTGCCAAGTTTATTGCAGACTAGACCAGCAAGATCTAACTCACTGTCCTTTGTCTGAGCACCTGTGCCCCTCCAGACATGTTGTCCGTTAATCCAAGTTGCACCACACTTCTCACACTCCTTCCTCTCCAACTTAAAGTCAGAGAACTCCTTATCGTTTGACATAATCTAATACCTCAACAATTCCAAGCTCTAAGTGATTTGTTAATTCTACTATCAGGATCGCTCGCTGTCTTCTTAGATGTGAGTTTCCTCTTCATCCCTTTCATTCGCGCACAAAAGCTCGCTCTACGAGGGTTCCCAACTTTTTTTGAAGGTGCCTTAAGATCGCTTCCTGGGTTTTCACGCTCATACGACTTTCTACCTTTTTCATTTAATCCGCCTTCAGGGTTTTTGCCTGACTTTTTCTGCCAGTCTTCATTTGTTTCTTTCTTATCCTGCATGAAATTAACAGGAGATTTTTTCTTATCATCCTTCCTCTTCTTGGCACCTTTAAGCACCTCCCTCATCTTCAGAGCATGAGAAAGATCTCTACGTCTAGAAGGTCTACCCAATGGGGGATTAGTCTTATCAATCGCTCTCGCGATTGCTAGACCAACGGCTTCATCTACGTTGTCTTGCTCTGCTACGAATTGGGAAAAGGATTTCATTCTTCTTTATTCTTAGGGTTTCTGGCACAATTCAACTCGTGCTTCTCCATCCATGTGGTAGGACGGTGATGCCCAAGAGGGGCAGTGATGCCACAATACTTACACTTGCGTTTTTCTTCAGCCATAATGATAAGATGATTTGTTAGTTTTCTTGGGAAGCTTACCACCTCTGACTTTGGTGCCAGAAGTTTCACCATAACCTTCAGGATGCTTACCTGCCTTAGTCTTTCCGATACTATCGGATTTTGCTTTACTACCTTTCTCAGTATAATGCAATTTTGCAGGTTTGTCTTTGTCTTTAGTGATCACGGATTCTTGCCCGTGCTTGCGTCCCATGCGACGCATGACCTTTCCGAAACGGCGTTTAGACATCTTATCAGGTTTTGAGGTCTGATAGGAAACTTCTCGGCCAGTTTCTCCACTGTCATACTTATACTCACCGACACCTTTCTTGTGACCGATGCCATGCTTCTTGAGATCCTTCTCTAGAGACTTACGACCCTCACGATTCTTTTTTTCGTCAGACCCCCTGTCAGCAGAGATGTGTCCAGTGACCTGAGTCTTGGACTTCTGCATCATACGACCAGTGCGGTTACCCTCTGAGAGATATGCATTGAAAGAAAGGACTTCGACTTCCTCTCTCTTCAAACCAAGCTTACGCTTGATCTTGTCACCCAGACCCTCTTTCTTCTTAGGAGGAGTATAACCCTTCTGACGCTTGGCATAGTCCATGTAGGACTCACCCTTACGCAGTTTCTTAGGATCTTCCTTCTTAGCAGCGGGTTTAGATGCAGCAGCACGATCTTCACGAGCACGCTGGTTAGCGCCAGGACCACCCAGTTTACGATCCTTCTCAGGATCAGGATGCCAGAAATCACCACGCTCATTGATGGTGTCTTCCTTCATGGCACGGGCAGCCTTATACATGGACTGTGCTTCACCGTGTCTACCTTCCTTAGTAGACTTCTTACTCATGTCCATGAGTTGCTTCTTACTGTACTTGTGACCCTTAAGAGCAGAATCCATATCCTTCTCGGACATTCCTTTCTCTAGGAGAGTCTCTTCACCCAGACGGCGTGCAACATTGCGTGCGCCACGGGAGAGAGCTCTTGCACCAGCACCAACTGCCTTCTTGATACCACGCTTCAGTTTGCTACCAATTCTGCTGAGCAGACCAGGCTTCTTAGGCTTGGACTCGCTAGAAGAAGAGGAGGATGAAGATGAGGAATCGGAAGACGATGAGGAAGAAGAGGAGGAATCAGAGTCGCTAGAAGATGAGTCCTTTTGAGTGGACTGGTAACCTTTCTTAGCGGCACTACCCATGTCTTTCGCGAGATTTTTCGCGTGACCTGCTGCCTTACCAGCAACTTCAGCACCCTTAACAGCACCTTTGCGTGCAAGTTTAGCGCCAGTCTTAAGACCAGACTTCAGTGCAGATCCAACCTTCTTAGCAGCACTCTTAACCTTTTCAAGTTTTTGTCTGCGGTTAGCAGCCTTTACTTCAGGAGTCCTGCTTGCTGCTTTAGAAGAAGCAACAGCACTATCATAATACTTATCTGATACTTCTGTCAAGAGATTAAGAGAGTAATCAACAGACTCACAGAGCATATCTGTGACGCTATCAATATCTCTACCTTCTTGTAATTCTTCGATGAAGACATCAGTAATGATATCTTCGATAATAGTATCATTAAGGAGTGAGATCTCCCAGTCATTCATCTCTGCAAAGATGTCAACCTGATCCCAAACATCTTCTTTCAGTTTTGCACGCTTTGCTTTTGCTTTAGCGAGAAGACGCTCCTTTGCAGCATTCTGCTTTTCCTTAGGGATGTTAAACATATCCCGATCAGTCTTCAACTTCTCGTCTGGTTTATCATAACCTTCGACGTTGAGAGTCTTAGGATAATCTTTATCACCAGGCTTAGCAGGTTTCTCACCACGCTTTCTCTTAGCGTGAATGTTGTCCCAGAGACCTTTCTTCTTCTCAGTTACAACCTCTTCATTCTTTTTCTTAGAAGTATCCATGATGGCACCCTTGCCATACTTTGCTTCGATGGACTTCTTCACATAGTCAAGAGCAGAGTCACCACCCTCTTTCTTCTTAGGCATGGGTTTTGGTTGCGTCCCACCAGACCTTGCAACACTGCGGCGACTACCTGCAGATCTATAACCTGAGCCATACTTCTCAAGTTGCTTATCACGCCAGTGATCATATCCCTCTTCAGGGATGTGTTGCATTTCGGAAAAAGATTTCATTTTTTTCTCTGGTAAACCTTTATGTTTGGTGGATGCAAAATCCTTAGCATCCTTTTTCTTTATGCTGGCAGCAGTTCTTTGAACCTGTGGCGACGGCGATTTGAGATCCCCCTTTTGAGCCGCTCTAACCATCCCGAAGAATCTTTGTTGGGCTCTTGAGACTGCTGGCATTCGTCATCCTCCGACGACTTGGACTTGCTCGACAACAACGTCGGCAGACCCAGCTGTAAGTTTGACTGCTCGCTGCAATACTGGGACGGTCCCAGCAATGACATCGGCTTCAGATAATGCATAGTTACCTCCTGCACCAGACGCATCAATATCGGTGGTGATAGTGGTATCGGAAACAGCAGTTACCTTCTTACCAGCAGATGCTGCAGAAACAAAATCACTCGTAAAAGCGGTGTCTCCATTTGCAGCAGTCTGAATATAATCGCCAACGACAAACCTGTGTGCGGGGGTGCCACCACCCAATACGGTCAACACGCTAGTAGCAGCGTTTGTGCCTGCACTGATAGATGCATTCTTTGCTTTACCCACGGAGAGGA